CAGCTTCGCGAGGAAGCCACGCAGGCCGCGAGCCGCGCCGCGCAGCTTGTCGGGGTCGACGGTCGACAGGTCGTCGAGGTCGACGCCAGAGGCGGCCTTCTGCGCCTCCTTCAACTCGCTCAGGGCGTCCATGAACTCGTCACCCATCACTTCGGGCTGGAACTCGAGTTCTGTCGTGCCGACGGTGGCGACGTGCGGCTCGGTGTTCAGGGCAAAGTTCTTCTTGGCCACGGGGGTGTGTCCTCGTCTCCCGCGCGTCGCCCGGCCCTCAACCAGTCGGCGTCCGAGGCACAGGGTAACTGCCGTCGACCGATGCCCCGTCGGGGTCAGCGGCCGAGGCGCAGCGCCCGGCTCATGAAGTTGTTGGCGCGGGTGCCCGGGTGGCGGACGAGCTTGGCGAAGACGACGTCGCCGCCGACGGTGAAGCGGAGCGCCCGGGCGCGGCGGGGCCGGATCAGGTGAGGGCGGGTCCCGTCGAGGATGAGCCTGACCTTCGGATGGTCACAGGTGACGACGCCCTGGAGCCCGCTCGGGCCCTCCTGTACGTACCAGTCGACGTACCGGCCCATGCTGCCGGGCGCCTCGCGGGCGGCGATGTCGGCGACGCGCTCGGTCTTCGCCGACAGCCGGCGATGCGCGACCCCGCCACGGGCGCGAAGCATGCGCAGGATGACGCCCTGGTCGACGCGGACTTCGACGCTCATGGCGACTCCCCCGACGGGCAGGAACAGGCGGGCAGGGCGATGATCACGGGCACTTCGAGCCCGACGCACATGCCCTCGGGGCCGATAGTACGCATCTGGCCGAGGGAGCTCTGCCGGCCTTTTCGGCGGGTGCTCGTCGTGGGCAGGCAGCACAACAGCGCGTTGTACACCGTGGTCATGTCAGTGTGCAGGATCTCGGCCGCCTCGCCGAGCGCGTCACAGGTCGGCGGGCAGCCGCTCGCGTCGGAGGTCGGGGCGCAGCGGAGCAGCGTGACCTTCAACTCGACCGCGGCCGGTACGGGTGGGGCACAGCGGCGGCCGGCCATCGGGTGAGCGCTGGACGCCGCGCGGTCGCCGTTGCCCCGGTCGGGATTGGGGAAGTCGCTCGACGAGTACAGGCGGACGACATTGACCGTGAGCTGACCGCCCGCGGCTCCATCTGGGGTCTGGTTGCAGGGGTCGTCGCAGGAGTCCCAGGCCGGGGTCCCCGGGACGATGCACGAGCGGCAGGGACAGCCGGGCTGTCCCTCGATCTCCTCGGCGGTCTCCTGCAGCGCGGCACAGACGCAGCCGAGTACGGCATCGGCCGCCTCCTGGATAGCGCCGTGTCTCAGGGCCACGTCGTCCTCCGCGGGCGCCGGTAGTCGACGCTGTAGACCCGGGACGGGCGGGACAGTCCATCGGGATTCACGGTCGTCAGCCACAGGTCGACGAGCGGAAGCCCGGTGAGCCCTTCGCTGTACATCAGCGTCGGGTCGGGCATCTCCATCTCGACGCCCTGCCGCTGGATACGGGTGATCCGGGGATTCGCCTTACAGCCGCACGAGCCGGTACCGCCGCCACAGCCCTTGAGCAGGTGACAGAAGAGCTCGCTGACGGCGGCCTCGGCGGACTCGTCGAGGGCGAGGCCCCAGCGGTAGGTGACGGTGAAGGTGCCCGGATCCCCCTCGGGCAGGCTCATGTCCTGGCAGGTGGGCCAGCACTCGCCGCCGAGGCGGACGAGCAGGCCGGGCGAGTCGACGCGGTACTCGACGCCGGGCACGAGGACCTGGCCGTCGACGTTCACCTCGACGACGTCATACACCGGCCCTTCCAGCTTCACCTCGCACAGCTCACTGCACGAGCAGCCCGACGGCGCACAGCCGCAGACCGCGGCGTTCCGCCACTGCCCGTCGACGCCGATGTACGGCACGTACGGGCCGGTGCCCACACCGGCCTGGAAGCTCACCACTGACGATTCCAGGCACGCGCGGCGACAGGGCCTCACCGTGACCGGGCAGGGCCCCCAGCGGCGCCCCGAGAGGCGCCAGAGGATGTTGCTCGCCACGCGCGTCCAGTAGTCGACGGTGTCGGGGTCGTCGGGGAGGTCACAGCAGGGCCGGATCGGCCAGGGGTCACAGACGCTCGTCTGTACAGGCATCAGTGCCCTCCGCGCTCGTACCGGCAGGCGTGCGGGAAGGACCGGCGGATGTAGAGCCCGACGGCCCCGTTGGTGAAGCTGTCGGGCATGGTCGACAGCCAGACGCTCGTCTCGTCGTAGCCCTGCGGCCGGCGGTGCAGGATCTTGACGTCTCGGATCTGCGTGCCGCCGATCTCGGCGAGGTTGCCGTACAGCGTGCGCTTGTGCAGGACCGGGATGTGCCGGCCGATGGCGAGGGCGTCGAGCATGCCCTGCTTGCTCACGGGCAGCGGTACGTGCAGCTCGTAGGACAGCGGGTCGGGGTGGCCGAGCTTGGCCAGGAGCTCGCGGGTCTCGCGCATGCCGCGCAGGTAGACGCCCGAGGCCCGCGCCTCGTAGTACGCCTCGACCTCGGCGACCGGGCCGCGGTGCAGCACGGGCATCGTGTCGACGGTGTGCATCACGAACATGTCGTCGTTGGCGTACAGGAACGGGTCGGAGATGCCCGGGTGTTCGCAGGCGGCGCGCATCGCCTGCGTGGTGTTGACGTACTTCGTGCCGACCTGCCGGGTCGGCAGGTGCTTGACGCCGACAGCCCACTGCGGCCGGTGTCCGACGAGCCACACATGCCGGTGAGGCAGGTGGGCCGCCCACGAGCGCAGCGCGTACCGCAGCTGCTCGTTGACGGCCCCCTCGCGTACCGGCACCACCAGATCGGGTGCCTGATCCATGGTCAGGACGCCAGGCAGAGACCGCCGGTGACCGGCGTGTACTCACAGATCGGCTCGGGCGGCGCGACCGTGGTGATCATCGTGCGGCGGTGGCAGGTGCCGCCCAGCGGCGTCAGCAGCGGACCGGGGGTGCCGGCCGCGTCCTGAGCGATGACGTCGTACGGGCCACGGCCCCAGCCGCCGCCCGCGCGGGTCGCGCCCTGCAGCTGGAGCGTCACCGCCTCGGCGCCCACCTCCAGGTCGCCGAGGATGCCGTTCGTCACCCACGGCAGCAGGAAGTAGATCCAGGCGCCGTCACCGGTCGCGTCGGCCGCACAGACGTCCTCGCCGAGCACCTCGGCCCAGAGCTCCAAGGCAAAACCCGAGTTGCACTGGAGCGAGCAGTCGTCGTAGCCGATCGGGTTGCCGGCGTGGTCGAGGACCACCGGGTTACCCGTGGTGATCTCCAGGAACTCGGGCGAAACCGAGTAGAAGTTCACTTCCAGGTCGTACCCGTTGAAAGTGGGACATCCCTTCTTGAAGCCACACTGACGGCCGTTGGCCGCCCGGTAGCTCACGTCTTCGCCCTCTTCGATGTTCGGGTTCATGGCCACAGAGGCCAGACAGTCGAACACGAAGCCGTTGTCGTCGCCACAGACCGGGCGACCACATGAGTCGAGCCGCGTCACCCGGACAGTGTCCAGATTCGCGATCAGGGGGCAGGTCACTGGCAGCCCTCCAACAAGATCGTTTGTTGGAGTCCGGCCCTAAACCAGCGACTACGGCAATGAGTCTAGCTGCGCCCGACGCCCGGCATCGGGCGCAGCAGTCGACGAACTGTCAGCCCTCGTCAGCGGGGCCGGTGTAGCCGGACATGCGGCGCGCGGTCGCCTCGGGGATACCGGCCGTGCGAAGCGCCTGATAGTCCGCGAGCTGCGCCGCCTCGTCGGCCTCGGTCAGCTGCTGTGCGTGCTCCTGGCGCTCGGCCTTGATGTCGTCGAGGGCGGCGGCGTACTCGGTCGGGGTCAGGAGGGTGGCGCCCTCGGGAAGCGCCGGCTCTTCCGCGGCGTCGCCAGTGACCTGCCGGGAGATCAGCGCGCCGCCGGCGGTGCGGTAGTACAGCGTTGCGTCAGCCATGCGACGGCTCCTTACAGGACGATGATGTAGGCGCGGAGGAACGACTGGACCCTGTTGTAGGTGGCGCCTCCGCTGCCCCGGCCCATGCGGATGGACAGGGTGAAGGCGAGGTTCCCGCCGGGCGGGATCGTGCCGCCGCCGGGAACGCCCGGCACGACCTTCGTGCCCTGAATGTGAGTGTCGAGGATCGTCGTCGACCCCGAGTTACGCAGGTACGACATCTCGTCCGTGGCGATCCCGAGCGCGGCGCCGGCACCGGCGGGCAGGTTGAAATCCGCGTCTACCTCCCCCTCCATGATCACGAACGCCGGGCGGCAGGGGTCCGGGTTGACGACGTTGAGGGTGTGGGTGGCGACCTCGGTGTCTTCGGGCGTCGGCACGGGCAGGTCGGCGACGTCGAGGATCTGCTGATCCTGTACGTAGGTGATGGAGCCGCGCGGTTCGGAGCGCAGCTGCCCCGCCCCGTCGCAGTACACCCCACCGGCGAGGGCGTCGACGTCACAGGGGTACGGCCAGGCGGCCACGTTCGCGGCGAGCGGCGCGCCGCGAACG